GAAATTCTTAATGTCAATTAAAAATCAATTATCTGATAAAGTAAAAATATTATTTTTCACTAAAAAAGTAGGCACATATATAATCAGAAATACTTTGGTTAAAAACTCTAGTTACGAAAAATTATTGTTTTTTGATTCCGATGATGTTATGACATCAACCTTAGTTTCTAATGTTGTAAACACATTAGATAATTATGAATATGTAAGGTATCGTTATATTACATTTAGAGATAACTATGTAAATTATATTAACAATACTCCGGTCAATCATTATCATGTTGGTACTTTTGGTATCAATAAAAAGGTATTTATGTCATTAAATGGTTTTGAGCCTTGGGATTGTGCTGCGGATGGTGAATTTTTTTGGAGAGTTACTGCGAACAAGATTAGAATTGAAACCTTGGATAGTGTTGGTTTATATTATAGGAAACATGGTGAAAGTTTAACATCAAACCCTAGTACTGGTATGAACTCACCAATACGAAAATACTATCACGACAAAAAACATAAAAAACAAAGTAATAATAATTTTGGTCCTTTAGATAATTTAGTAATCTCTGACTTTATTCTTTATGTGAATGATGACTCATTTTTGTTAGAGTATTTAGTTAGGCCAAAAATATCCATCCTCGTCCCCACATTCAAAAACCCAACAATGTTATCTGAGTGTTTAAATAGTATTAGAGGGTACTCTGATTGTGAAATCTTGGTAGGAATTGATGGATGTGAGGAAACATTAGAATATGTTAAGAAAAACAAATACAATGAAGACATAAGATTTTTTTATTTTGACAAAAACAACGGACCATATATTGTTAGAAACTCATTAGCCAAAATATCCAATTCAGATATATTACTTTTCTTTGATTCAGACGATATAATGAAAGAAAATATGATTTCAGATATATTAGGAAGAATGAGGACAAACGATTTTGTCAAACCAATGTATTCTGATTTTACAAATACACCAAATTATAACATTACCAGATCAAACACATATGGTGAAGGTGTCTTTGCAATCAAAAAGGATTTATTTTTATCAATGAATGGATTTGAACCTTGGCCAGTCGCCGCAGATTCAGATTTTATGGGAAGACTTTATAAAAACAATAAGAAATTCAGTTATACAAATGATGTTGTATTTTATAGGAGAGTACATCCAAATAGTTTAACCCAAAGAAAAGAAACTGGATTATCATCACCATTAAGAGGTAAATATTACTCAATGAGTAAACGTAAAAGTAATTTTGGTCCATTACAAGAATTGGTGACTAGTACTTTTAATGAGGTTAATACAAATAAAATATACAATACTGACCCATACATTGAGATCACCCCCAAAAAAGATATTTCCGCAATATTAACTCATCCAAAAACAATTGATTATGATAGAATCAATGAAATATTAGGAAAGAAACCAGAACAAAAGGTATTGCCAAATCAAAAACCTGAAAAACCTCAAGTCCAACAAAATAAACCAATATCAAGGAATGTTGTTAATGACAATAAGAACTTACAACGACATAATTTGGCAAAATTGAGTATTAAGAAAAAATAATTCATTCGTTGGAACTTTGTTTAGTCAATAGTAGTTCTTATATTTGTAACATCAAAAAATAAACAACTATGAACGACTTAATCAAAATTGCCGTTGTTGCTCTTATCGTATATTTTGTTTGGGATTATATGAAAGAAAAGAAACTCACATTGTCTGAAATGTTTGTGATTCATCCCCACAATTCATTTAACCAACCAACAAACCCAATTGCTATTACAATTAATAATCAAAAGGAAATTGACAATAATAATATCAATAATGAATATGTTGTTGATAATAAAACTCAAGTTGAAACGATAAATCATTCTGAGTTTCCAAATAAAACAATTGTTATCAAATCTTTGGGGAATGTTGATTATAGTGATATTACTGATGCCGTTAGGATTATCAAAGGTTTTTATGGATTTAATTGTATTATTGGAGATAATGAACCGATAAGTGATGATATGTACATAAAAGGTGCGAATCATATCCTTAATGCCGATATTTGTTTGAATAAACTTTTTAGTCAACAAAATGTTCTATATATTGTTGATAAAGAATTATGGGCTAGAGGTGATTATTTAAGAGGTTATGCCGCAGTGAATGGTGGGACTGCTATAGTTAGAGGTGAAAAATCTTTCCTCCAAGAAACTATCATTCACGAATTGGGTCATACATTAGGTTTAGGTCATTGTGGTGATTTATCTTGTGTTATGGCGATAGATAATGATGTGTATGATAGTGGTAATTTTTGTAAAAATTGTAAAAGAAGACTAAACATCTATGAGTAAAAAATCTATAAATGAAAAACTCCGTGATCATTATGAAAAACACGGTATTATCAAATTGAACAAGATGTCTTCAATCTCAGTTAAAGACCTGTGTGAGATGTTGGACTTAAACTTTAAGGTATTTGAGGATATTGAATTCAGACCCCATCCATATATTGGAGGTGTTGTAAGTAGAATTATGTTTGACAATGGGTATGGAGCTTCAGTAGTGTGTAATGAAAGTTCATATGGTGGACAAAAAGGGTTATATGAATTAGACGTACTTGACAAAGATGGAAAACTTACTTATGGTACACCAATTACTAGTGATGTTGTAGGTAATCTAACACCAGAAGAAGTAACAAATATATTAATTCAAATACAAGATTTAAAATAACCCTTGACAACCTCAATCTAATATTCTATACTTTCAAAACAAATTAAATAAAAAGATTATGAACTTCTTAGACGCATTACAAACAGAAGACACATTTACTGAAAATGGTATGGTTACAAATTCATCAACTCTTAATGAGTGTGTGAATTTATTCTTCACCATTGGAGCAATGAGAGGACAAGACAAACAAAGATTGTTGAGTAATTTCTCAAAGGCATTTAATGAAAATCCATTGACTGCGATGCGTATTCTATTTTGGTCAAGAGATGTTCGTGGAGGTGCTGGTGAAAGACAAATATTCCGTGATATAATCCAATTCTTAGCAGAAACGGATTCAGAAGTATTGGCAAAGAACATTAAGTTCATCCCAGAATTCGGTCGTTGGGACGATTTAACTGTCCTATTCAACACCAAAGTGAATAACGATGCGATGGCGACAATAATCCAGGGATTAGAATCCCGTAATGGATTGTGTGCAAAGTGGATGCCAAGAAAAGGGGTTATATTTAACTCCATCAGAAAGGCTATGGGTCTGACACCAAAATCTTTACGTAAAATGTTGGTTGAACTTTCCAACACCGTAGAACAAAAGATGTGTGCAAATGAGTGGTCAAATATTGAATACTCTAAACTACCATCTTTATCTATGGGAAGATATTCAAAAGCGTTTCCAAAACACGATAGTCTTGGGTTTGGTCAATATATTCTCGCCCTTAAAAATGGTGAGACTAAGGTAAATGCAAGTGCAGTTTATCCTTATGATGTTGTCAAAACCTTGAACTTAGGTAATAGAGAATTAGCTATTGAACAATGGAAAGCTCTTCCAAATTTTATGGAAGGATGTACCGAAAGAATACTACCTGTTGTGGATGTTTCAGGATCTATGATTAGCAGTGTTGGTGGAAACGCCAATGTTACTTGTATGGATGTTGCAATATCATTGGGATTGTATATTTCTGAGAGAAATGAGGGTGTATTCAAAGATAGTTTTATTACTTTCTCTGAAAAACCTGAACTACAAAAACTAAGTGGTGATTTGTATCAAAGATATACACAACTTAGTCGTTCTGATTGGGGTATGAGTACAAACCTTGAGAAAGTGTTTAGAGTAATCCTTGGTCAGGCAGTGAAACATAATGTCTCTGAGAATGAAATGCCAACGAAAATCCTTATCTTGTCTGATATGGAATTTAATCAAGCAACAAACCTACCTTTAACTGCAATGCAGATGATTCGTAGGGAGTACGAACAACACGGATACACTTTACCTAGTATCGTTTATTGGAATATTCAATCAAGAAATAAGAACTTCCCAGTTCGTTTCGATGAAAAGGGAACATCATTGATTTCTGGTTTGAGTCCTGCAATAATGAAATCAGTTTTGGTAGGAAATATTGATTCACCAGAATCAATTATGAATATCACGATTGACTCAGATAGATACAAGATGTTAGTAATCTAACAATATGGAAAAATTGGTTTATAAGGAATGATTCCTGCAAATCTAACTACAATCAATAACTAGAATCGAGATGGTTAAACTCACTTCTCCCACCAAGGAGATAAATTTTTAACCAAAACCCATTCTGAAACCAATTTTTCCTATTTTTTTCTTGACTTAATGAAACTTTTTATCTAATTTTACGTTATATATTGTACAAGGGATAGTTCCAGCAAATTAAAAATCAAATTATAGGAATTTTGAAAAACCTATCCTGACATTTTACTGGTTATAAAGAATGAGTTCAGCAAACTAAAACAAATCCAAATTGTAAAAAAAATCATTCTGAACCAAACTTTTTAATAAATTACAAATACTTATAAACAAATACAAATAATGAAACGCTCAAATAAACATAATGTAATATCAATTCAACCGCAATTTAGCAATTGCTGGATTGGTAATATCTATGGTTTGGGTATAGTAAGTTAATTTTACATTTTATTATTTTTCATAATAAAAACCCTGAACCGAAAAAGTTCAGGGTTTTTTTTGTTCATTGACATCGTTGGTAAAAATATAATCCCCCTTGGTATAAAGGTTGATTACATCAGATTTTGATTCTGAAAATGGTGGTTCAATTCCATCAGGGGGAACAAAAAAAAATATCAAATCTTGGAACTAATAGGATGTGATATTGGTTTTAATAAAAGAGTAAGGAAAGGTCGTAGGTAGCACTGTCCACAGCCAGCCTTAAACGTGGTGGATACTTACTCTAAATTTTTATGGTGATGTTGCCAAGTTGGTCAAGGCGAACGACTGAAGTGGTGGTGACCCACACGATTCATATGGTGAAGAAATTTTTGATGGTATTAAAATAATTCTTAATAAATAAAATCTAATGTTATGTTGATGTTTTATTCAATTTTTTTCCTTATCATTGCCTTGGTATTATTGATAATCTGGGTAACCAAAAGAAGTTCTGATTTATTATTGATTTCAATCGTTTTCTTTTTGGTTGTTATGTTGGGTTTTATTTATACGTTTTTTGTTTAAATATATGTAGGTTCGAGTAGGTTTTTCCGTACTATCAATATATTTATATATAAAATAGATATATGAAAGAACTATACAAAGGACACTACCAAAATGTTTTAAGAGGTCAAAAATTAGCAACTGAAGCTGCTAAGTTGAAATCTGATAAGGTAAAAGAAGAGTATAATAAAACCCCTAATAAATGTACGAATTGTGGGAATGATTTGACTTATCCTCAAAGACATAACAAGTTTTGTTGTAGTTCTTGTGCCGCAAGTTTTAACAATAAAAATAGAGGTGGACATAAGGAAGAAACTAAGATTAAAATTTCAAAGAAACTTGAGGGGAGAACTTTAAGTCCTGAACATAAAGAGAAGTCCATTAAATCCCTTCAACGAGTGGTCAAACAAAGACACGATGAGGGTTATGAAAGATTCTTAAACAAAAAGACAGGAAAAAATTGTGTTATATGTAACACAGAAATTACTTACGAAAATAGATTTAGAAAAACTTGTTCAGATGAGTGTCAAATAAAAAGTAAAACAAACAGAAAATACTTGAATGGTAGTAGAAAAACAATAAACTACAATGGTATTATTTTGGAATCAAGTTGGGAATTAAAATTAGCAGAATGGTTGGATGAGTATAAGATTAAATGGATAAGACCAGAACCAATTAAATGGGTTTTAGATGGTAAAAACAAACTTTATTATCCTGACTTTTATCTACCAGATTTCAACTTGTATCTAGATCCAAAAAATCCATATTGTATGGATAAGGATAGGGTGAAAATGGAAATTGTATCAAAAGAAATTAATATTATTTTTGGCGATATTGATTATGTAATTACTAAATTAGGGGATGTGGTGTAACTCGGTTAGCATACTTCGTTTGGGACGAAGAGGAGGCGTTCAAATCGCACATCCCCAACACAATAGGTTTTATAGCTCAATTGGTTAGAGCTTTCCGCTCATAACGGAGGGGTTCCAGGTTCGAGTCCTGGTAGAACCACAAAAAAATATTCAACACTTGAAACTTTTTATTCTTTGGTGTGGTTTATATAATTGAAGTTTGAATCATAAAAAAATAACACTATGTACAGCACACAATTAATTTACACTAAAGAAGTTATTAAATATTTCAAAGATGGTGTTGAAGTTACACCAGAAACATATAATGAAAAATTGTTTTTTACTTTATATGGTGAAACTAAAGTTATAAAAACTGAAAAGATAGTGGAAGAATGGAAAGTGAAAACAAAAAAAGAGGTTAATTTAAAATTCAATAATTGGATTAACGAAAACAATGTGAGTATAAGTGATTACCACCTTGTTTATGTAAATAAATAAAGTTCTGTCACCCATACAATAATACGGCAAGTATACCCTCGTGCTGATACCACGTAGAAAGGTTAATTGGTTACATATAGGTTCGATTCCTATCTTGCCGACATAGATTAAAAGTCAATTGTTCGAATGTGATATATTTATATATAATAAAATATTACATAAAATGAAAAGTTGTGAAAATTGTAGTTTAGAACACGATGGTACATATGGTTCTGGTAGATTTTGTTGTTCAAAGTGTGCTAGAAGTTTCAGTACTAAAAATAAAAGAAATGAGATTAATCGAAAGGTTTCGAAATCACTTGCTGGCAGGGGACATGGAAAAATAAAATTAATTTGTGAAAATTGTAAAAATCAATTTGAAGTTAATTGGACTAAACGAAATCAAAAGACGTGTTCATTTAGTTGTAGTTCTTCACTTAAATGGGAAAACGAAGATTATAAAAGAAAGATGTCTATCATTAATTCAAATAATGCTTATGAAAGACATAAAAATGATGATAAAACTTTTGGTTGGAAAACTAGGAAAAAGTTAGAACCATCTTACCCCGAAAAGGTGGCTATGAGAGTTTTAGATTCTTTAAATATTCAATACGAATATGAAATGCCATTAGAAAGATATTATGTTGACTTTGCAATACACGATAGAAAAATTGCTATCGAAATAGATGGTAAACAACATGATAAGCCTGAACGAATCATAACTGATAAACTTAAAGATAAACTTTTGATTAAAAATGGGTGGGATTTTTCTTTTAAAATTTTCAACCGAAATGTTAATTAGAACGATGAACGGAACACTTACACATAACGGATGCAAATATAAAACGTTTATTAACGAAAACTTAAATTGAAAAACAGAATTTAAAATATAAACCAATAACAAATTTGGAACACTGAAATAAATGTTTTATATTTGTTGTTATAAGTATGTATTATTTTTTAACATAAAACTTAAATAGAATGGAAGAACTTAAAATTTGGCTTGAAGGTTTTATTAGCCATACTGAAAAGAAAATTGAAAATATGAAACGAGTTGTTCCAGATCATAGGAACATTAAAAGATTTGAAGGTGAAGTTAGTATGGCTAAGAAAAATCAAGACGTAAAATTTGCTGTTGACTTAAAAACAACTTACAGGAAGAAAAGCGGAGTTTCTAGTTTTACTTTGGGAAGTCACGGAAGTTATTTCAAAGAAAGGGACAAAAAGAAAAATATTCAGTTTCCCTACAATCAATATTTAGCACATTTTTGTTTGGGTGTAATTTACACAAGAACAGACTTGGCTGATGATGCTTCTGAAACAGAAATTTATCAAGTTCAAGAACTTCAAGAAGAATACGAAACGCCTAACCAAAAAGTAGGAGAAAGAGAAGTAGCAACCGTTAAAAATTTAAAATCAATTACATCAGTGATTAAAGATTTTGACTTTTTTGTCGCAGAGAAATGGAAAATTGCGAGTGACAAACAAGGTTTGGGAAATACTGCAAATATCGGTGCTACACTTAGCATTGACGATTTAAGAAGTGAAAATGGAATTTTTAGCCAACTAGGTGAAGAATGGTTTGATGAATATTGGATAAATCACGGTTCTGCAACAATGGTAAAAGATGGTAAGCCAACAAAAATTACCACTCTTAAAGACTTTTTAGAATTTAAAGGTAGGACAGACTTATGGGATAAGATAGTAAAGTGTTCAACTTTAAAAAAGGATGCCGAATGAAAGTAATTGTTCCTCCAATAAAAAGTCAGGGCATAAAAACCAAGCTAGTTCCTT